AGTTTTCAAATGGCTGACTGGATGATGTCAGCAAGAGAGGAGAAACCAAATGAGTAATATCGTACCTTTATCAGACATTACACAGATGGCAGAGGTTGCAGCATCTAGCAAGATGTTCGGGTTTAAGAATCCTCAAGAGGCAATGGCAATCATGCTGCTTTGCCAAGCTGAGAACTTACACCCTGCCATAGCAATGAGGGATTTTCATATCATTCAAGGTCGTCCAGCTCTGAAGGCAGATGCAATGCTTGCACGTTTTCAACAGGCTGGTGGTAGCGTTCAATGGAAGGATTACACAGATGAGAAAGTCACAGGCGTATTCTCTCACCCGTCAGGCGGGAGTCTTGAAGTCAGTTGGTCGTTGGCACAGGCGAAGAGCATTGGCATTGCCAACAAAGATAATTGGAGAAACTACCCCAGGGCTATGCTGCGTGCTAGATGCGTATCGGAAGGCATTAGGTCGGTTTACCCAGGATGTGTCGTTGGCGTTTATACGCCAGANGAGGTACAAGANTTTACGCCAAGTAAGCCGATTGACATGGGTGTTGCAGAACGAGTCGAGGACACTCAGCCAGTTGAAATTGTGGAAGATGGAGCATTTAAGCTCTACATACCAGGAAATGATGAACCCTACACCAGCTATCACAGTGTAGAAGACTGGTTACTAGGTTTTGAAGAGATGGTTATGCGTATAGTTAACTCCACTAAGATTTCTGCGGATGCCAAACCTGGCAAGATGGAATCTTTAAAAATTGTTAATGACTTTACCATTGACCAGTTTGAGCCTAGAGACAGGTTGCGTGTTAAAGCCATTATCGGCAGAACAGGAGTATCCCCACTCCCAAAGCCAGTAGTGCCCCAGGACGAGTAGGAACGCAAAAGGATAACATCTTGAGGCACTTACAACGAGGACTATCCATAACTCCCAAGGAAGCATTGCACTACTATGGCAGTTTTCGGCTTGCAGCACACATCGAAGTTCTTAGAAAAGAAGGACATCCCATCACTACAACAATGGTTAAAGAAGGCGGGGCAGAGTTTGCCCAATACAAATATTTATCAGGAGAAACCTCACATGGCAACTAACAACAACTTTCCAGACAAACCAGGCTACGGTACATTCTTTTACCAAGCACCTGAAGATAAAAAACATCCGCAAGGACCAGACTTCACAGGTCACGTTGTCCTAGAAATGGACTACAAAGCTGGTGAACGTATCAATATAGGACTGTGGCAGAAACAAACTCGCATGGGTTCTACAATGTTCTCCGCAAGAGAAGACAATTGGAAAAAGAAAAAGCAGTTAGAGCAGTCTCAGCCTACAGAGGTAACACCAGGCTATGCCAAACCTAAAAACACATATGGTAAAGGTAGAGACATAGATGATGTGCCTTTTTGATGGTAACTAAAAAAACATCACCCACACAGCGTTCTTTAGCTCATTTGAGAGAAGAGGGTTGGCTAGTCGAAATAGTCGAACACTGGAATCCTTTTGCGAGAGTTAGAAAGGATTTGTGGGGGTGGTGTGATTTACTCTGTCTCAGAGGTGAAGAAATTATGGCAGTCCAGGTCACCGCATCTGGAGTGTCATCCCGTATCAAAAAAATTCAAGAAAGTGAGACCTTATCATGGGTGAGAAAAGCGAACATAACAGTGGTAATACACGGGTGGAGGAAGTCAGCCAAAACGGGCAAGTACACTCTAAGGATAGAGAACATATCGTAGAGCTGGTCAACATGAGTCTTAAAGATTTGTGGGAATTAGCCTATCAAGAAGGATACAAAGACGGAATGAGTTTTGTGTCTGATGAGGAAATCCTAAAAACGGTAGCGTATTAGGGGGTGTTAGCTCAGTTGGTAGAGCAGCAGACTTTTAATTTGTTGGTCGTGGGTTCGAGACCCGCACACCCTACCAAACACAGCAGTGAGAGCTTGCTCGGGGGCAAACCTCGGAGTTAGGACAGGTGCTGACAGACCACCTGTAATCTCACAGTCTGTCATTTCTTAACTTCAACAAGGATTTATCATGGCAACCAGAAAGAAAAAAACAAAAGAACCAGTAGTAAAGCAACAACCTAACGTGTTTGTTGCAACTCCTATGTACGGAGGTATGGCAACTGGATATTACGTTCAGAGCCTACTGCAGCTTCCTATGGTTTTAAATCAACATGGGATTAACATGGGTTACTCTGCCATGTTTAACGAAAGCCTTATTCAAAGAGGCAGAAATGCACTTGTACACACTTTCTTGCCTAAAAAAGAATTTACACATTTACTTTTTATTGACGCAGACATTAAATTCAATGCTATTGACGTTGTAACTATGGTGCAAGCAGACAAAGACATCATTGCAGGTATTTACCCTAAGAAAGAAATTAACTGGGAAGGCGTACAACATGCTGCAATGACAGGTACGCCAGTAGACCAGTGGAAACACCGCACAGGTTCTTTGGTCATCAATTTAAAGGGTTATGAGGGTTCTGTAACTGTGCCTGTGGATAAACCTGTAGAAGTCTGGAACGTAGGTACAGGTTTTATGCTCATCAAGAGAGAAGCATTTGAGAAAATGGAAAAAGTAGTCAGAACTTATAAAAATGACGTTACTTTTATTGATAAAGGTATAGGGCACGAAACCATCATTGAATATTTTGCTTGTGATATAGAGCCGGGCACAGAAAGACTTTTGTCGGAAGATTATTACTTTTGCTGGAGAGCCAGAGAAGCAGGTTTGACAGTTTGGGCAGCTCCCTGGGTGCAATTAGGGCATTTTGGGACTTATTTATTTGAAGGCGGTCTTATTCCAGCACCATGAACTACATTGAATACAAGGGTACGCAATATCCCCAGTTTCAAGCAGAAGGTTTTGCAGCACAATTTGCAATTCCTTTTGCCAAACATTATTGCAAAGGATATGGGTACGACATAGGATGCAACCGCCTAGAGTGGTGCTTTCCCGGGGCTGTTCCCATAGACCCTAAGATAGACCACTCCGATGCCTACAATTTGCCACTAGGCATGGTTGATTACATTTTCAGCAGCCATTGTTTAGAACATTTAAACAACTGGATGGTCGCATTAGAACACTGGACAACAAGAATTAGAACTGGTGGCACTTTATTCTTGTATTTGCCTCACTACTCTCAAAAGTATTGGAGACCTTGGAACAACCGCAAGCATCTGCACGTTTTGGACAGGGAGTTTATTTGCGACTTTCTAATGAATTTAGGTTACGTCAATATTGTTGGCTCTAATGCAGACCTTAATAATTCTTTTATTGTTGTAGGGGAGAAAGGATGACGGCAATTTACCAGTGGTTGGGAGTGGTTGGTATTCAACCTATTCTTATGGATTATCAATTTTTTTGGAAAAGACCATGAAATACGTTCTTTGTAAACCTAGAGGCGGATTAAACGACATTCTTTGTGAAGTAGAAAAATGTTGGCGTTACGCAGAAAAACACAACAGATATTTACTTATAGATTCCACAGATTCAGGGCTACACGACAATTTTTGGAAATACTTTGATACCAGACTACCTGCTGTTATCAAGGCTATGCCTAAATATAACGAACTTAACAATTTAACTTGCCATCCGTCAGCTGTTGCAGGTGAACTAGATTCTTACATTTCTAAATACAGCTCTATGCACAGTAACTTCATAGAAGAAGTTAGTAAAAGAAAGTTAACTTTTAATCACAACGCAGAATATACAGAAGAAGTGCTTGTTCACGAACAGTGCTGGGAAGGCGAGTTTTTATCTATATTTTGTTTAGATGGCTTGGTTTTCAAACCAGAAGTTCAAGAATACATTAAAAACAAAATCAAGAATTTAGGTTCTTATGTGGGTTTGCACATCAGAAACACAGATTACAAAATGGATTACCAGTATCTGTTTACAAAAATGAAGGAAGAGGTAAAAGGTAAAAAAATAGTCTTGTGCAGTGATGACTTTAAAATGTTTGACGAAGCTAAAAAATGGTTGCCAGATAATGAAATCATTAGACTGTCTACTTTTAAAGATAATGATGGCTCACCGCTGCATCACATGCACCATGAAGACCAATATCAAATGAATTTAGACGTTTTGACCGATTTAATCGCATTAGCGAAGTCAAAAAAGATATATTTTGGCAACGTAAATAACTTGCAAAAGTTCTCAGGATTTTCAATGTTAGCTTATTGCTTACAAGAAAACCCCACAATATTACACAAATTGCTTAATTCTAACGCTTGGTAATTGGAAAATCGAAATTTTCTGGTGGGTGGGCGGTCAAATCCGTTTTGAGAAATTATCGTTTTTTGGCAGTGCGTTTTGCCATGCGAAATGCTTTTGCTGTTGGGTAACCTGCTTGACCAGGACGTTTTGCAGGTAATCCTAGTTTTCTTCTCTTATTAATGTTGTAGTAGAGACCACGTTTTGCTTTAGGTGTACTAGACAATTTGTGTTCCTTCTTTTAACTGAGCTATGGTTAATCCTCCAGCGTATTGGAAGTGTGCAAGCTCTTTAAAGTGAACCCATTTACCCGCCCACTCTAGTCCTGCCTGTTCACCTAGTTCCCCAACCTTTTGCCAAACAGGATGGCTGCCGTCCCAGTCTGGCTTACCATCTACCAGGGGTACAACGTCAACAGCGCAACGATAGTTATGATAGCTATCTCCAGCATTAGCGTTAGTAACAATTTTGCCAGGTGCAGTGCGACCTTGAGCATAGAGACTAGCTTGGCTTTCGTTATCTCTGTAAGTTGATGTGATGAGTAAGTCAATTCCAGCATCCTTACATAAGGCAATGAAGTTTTCGACTTTTGTTTTAACTTCTGGAAGTAATTCATTTAAGTCTCTTGAGTTAATCATTTTTTCTCCGATGGTGTTGAGTTGTGAAGCATTGCATCCTTGGCTTGTGAACCTGCAGAGCTACCAAAGTAAAAAGACATGATGGCTGTCCAAGCAGTTCCTAAACTACCGAGCATTAAAAGTAGTGCGTCTGATGTTTTGAACGTTTCCATCATCAATCCTACCAATATACCAAAAAACCCTACGGTGACCAATATAGCGAGGACGGGTGGAATAAATGAGTGTGTACTTTGCTGCATATCTCTGGCTGACTTTCTGTCTGCTACCGCCAGTTGCTCGAAGTCCAACCCCAGTTCCTGCGCTTTTGCTTTTAAAGCAATTTCAGCTTGTTGCACAGATGCTATTTGTTCAGCAGTTAATTTGCCATCTGAAAGCATCTTTTGTGCATCATCTTGTGATACACCTAAAACTTTAGATACTGCTTCATAGGCAAGACCGCCAAATGGTCCACCAAGAGCAGTGGCAATAGTTGGTGCGATAGTTTTTAGCCAATCCATGTTAATCCTCACAAAATTTAGGTAAATAACCAGTCTCTCTAAAGATTTTAAAACACTCTAGTTCTTTAGGATTTTCTTCAAAAGTCCTGTGGAACTTAATATACCAACGTTCTTCTTTCTTTCGCTCTTCTGTCCAAAGATGTATCTGGTACATCAAACCGCCAATGGTAAACGCAACGACAAAAACAGCAATACAGATTGCGACTCCCACTTTAAATTGCCCCGCCCGAATACGCCTTTGGTGTATCCTGAGTTGTTCCTTTTTTTTTCTTCTTTGTCTAAACGGGCTTGCTCTAAAATGAGTCTTGACCTTTCTTCTATAAACTCACTGTATACTGCGCCCAGCTCTGGTGGAGCTTCATATACCAACATTTGTCTCAAATCGTATTCTGCTTGTTCTAATTGTTTTCTACGCAGTACATTCTCAAGCGCAATAGCTTGCAGAGATTTGCCTTTAGGTGGATTCTTCTTTAACTCAACATCTGCTTTTATTGCTTTGTCTTGATGGTCAAAAAAAGAACCTAAAGCGTCACCTAACTCATTAACAATCTTGACGACTTCACCGCCAGTTTGCTTTATTTCTTTATAGGCAGCCACTCCGCTCTTTACAGCGGAGAAAGCCATCATTGCAAGCGTAAACGGGTCTATTTACAGCCCCTCACCAGGAGTGATGTAAACCGTTGTTGTACCAACTGAAATGATACGAGCATAGACGTTTGACGTACTACTTACTTGTACACCAGTAATCACCTTTTGGTCAAAAGGTAAGACGGGCACTAATTGCTGACTAACGGTGTTGGTAGGGATTGCTGTGTTAAATACACTACTGGTAGTGATTTGCACAAACGCTACGTTAATGTTGTCCTGGTTTGTCAACAAATATTGTTGACAGGGTGTGTTTGCGGTAATGGTGGTCACAGATGACTGTGTGTTGGCTGCAGTAGCCACACAAGCAACTGTGTTACCCATGGCTTGGAAAGCAATGTTATTAGCCATTAGTACACCTTCTTACCAGCACCAGATGTAGGTGATTTTTTAGTGTCATAACTAGGAGTCCCGGAAAAATCAAACACAGAAATAAATCCTCCTTTTGGCAAAGTACCAGGAGTCCAACGTTCTGCACCCATAGTTCCATCTCTAGGAAGTTGAGGTCTAGTAGATTTTGCTATTTGTTGATTGACTTCATGGGGTCTCTGGTGTTTAGAGTTAGCCATGTTTCCATTTTCGTACGAATTTTTATTCGTCCACTGATTTTGTCTGTTGCTGCTTGGCATTACTTCTCTCCTTGTTGGTTACTACCAGATAACTGAATACTACGAATATACCTAATGTCACTACCCTTGTCCAATCCCCTGCCCACATCGTGTAACAAGCTAGACCACAACTCATGCCTAGAGCCAAAATCGTGATAAGCCTGTCTGAGATGACCTCTAATGCTAGACGTATTAATGCTATTGAATCCATAATTTACCCCTTTATCTTGAAAGGTTATAATCATATCATCAAATCTATTTATCGTCTTCATCTTCATCCATGAGGAAACCTGCGCCCCATTCATCGTCTGAAAACTTAGCTTTCAACGCCTCTAGCTTGAGTGCCCGGTCAATAATCTTTGTTTTGTCAGTGAGTGAGGCAGTTGGGTCAATCATAGTAGACTTAAGAAGTTCAGAAATAGCCTTCTCAAGCTCTGGATTGATTCCCTTATCGGCTTTTTTCTTGCTCATCTGCAACCCCATCTACGTCTAGCCGCTTTTCCACGCTCTCCAGACCAGCTCTTAGACCTTGCACAAAATGATTTATGGCGTGGTCCAGACTTTTGTGGAGCTTTTAAATTGCTCCCAGTAGCCTTGTTGTACTTAGTTCTGCCTTTAGCGGTTAGTCCACCGCCTTTGGCAACAGACTGCTTTTCACCCCTGCCAACAGAAAGATTAGGTTTTTTGTCGCTCATAATTTAAATCCTAAATTAACTGCTTCTTTTGCTTTTTCTTTTAGGTTGCTTTTTGGATTTACGAGCCGTTGACAAAGCGATAGCAATAATTTGTTTACGGGGGCGACCACCCTCTTTTGTGAGCTTGCTAATGTTTTTTGAAATAACTTCACGAGATTTTCCTTTTCTAAGTGGCATATTAACTTCCAATTAAATTTGAAACCGCACCAACACCTTTTGTTCCAATTAAATATGTTGCAAGCAATCCGCTTATATATCTTGTTCTTTGTGTCTTATCACTTATTTTTTCAAGTTCTGAAACATTTTTTCTTAATTCATTAATTTGTTGGTCAGACAATAATCTTGTACCAGCTTCTTGTTCTGCCTTCCTTATTTTTGGCAATACAATTTCTTCAAAAGTTTGAATTGCTTTTCCAGGTTTTGCTGTTGCTAATCCAGTCATTGCATCTGATATTTGCGTTCTAGCAGTTTCAACTGACTTCGTAGGAACGCTTTCTACAATTTCTTGTGCAGCTTTACCTCTTGCTTCAGATTTTTTTAAAGTAGATAAAAACACATTTTCTATTTCTTTTTTTACAACAGGAATTTCATTTAGTATGTCCCTGTTTTTCATTAAGAAATCTTCTACAGCCTTAGATGTTTTGACAGTTTCAAGTTGACCAGCAAAGTAACGTCTAGCAGCAGCCTCTGCAATTTCTTTGTTGCCACCAACAGTATCTATAAATTGTTTATATTTTTC